CATTCGCAATTGCTGTAGCTCGATTATCACTCATTCCTAAAGTACGATCCCAAAGATAAGTTCCTCCATTTCTTTTAGTAAGAATTAAATCCTCTCCCCAATTATCAAAACTCCATTGAGCTAAATCAATATCAATCGCAGAAGTTGATCGTGCAGTTCCCCAAGTCGAAGCACTCCAAGTTCCAGCACCCCAACCATAACCAAATGATTGAGTACTCGATCCAATTGTAAGTTGATAAGTAGCATCACAATTTCCTGTATCTGTAACTGTTGAAGTAGCAGTATTTCCTGTTGTTTGAATAGTATAACTATCAGTATTAGCTTTCGCTATTATTTCAAATTCTGCATTTAATGCAGTATTAGCTATTCCACCAATTGAAGTTGTAACATTAGAGATAGTAACAAAATCTCCTACTCCTGCTCCATGACTTACATCTTTAACTTCTACATTCGCCGAAGTATTGGCTGTTGTAAAAGTAGTTGTTAAAGTATCATTAGCACGAATAGGAGTAATATCAGCGATAGTTCCTCCACGATAAATATAAGCTTTTCGATCTGTTCCTAATGCTGAAAGTCTAAATCCATTTAAATCAAACCAATTAAATAATTCACGTCCTACACCAACATAATAGTCTCCAGATAATTTAGTCCATCCTCCTATTTTCTGAGGAAGTCCATATCGAAAACGTACTTTATCACAATCAACCCAACGACCTTCTGCGCCAGTATCTGTATTTTCTTTATCTATTCCGGGTGTTATTACTAATTTTGTTAAAGGCATAATATTGCTCCTTGGAGAGTATATAGCAAGAAACTAAATAGATAAACTATTTTTTAGGAAGATTAAAGCCTTTAAACCACGCAGGAAGTCCTAAGAAAGGACGACCATCAAACTTGTTTGCTTTAGCAGTTTTCTTTTTAGCATCATTATAATGTAAAAAAACTTGTCCACAATCTTTTCCTGAAAAAGCTTCACGCCAATGTTCAAGATCACATCCAGAATATATTAACATATCTCCTGGTTCTAGTTCTACTTTAATACCTGCTTGACCTTTTTTACTTGTAGGATCTAAATAAAGTGGCCAAGGATCTCCTCCTAAATGAAGGGTAGTAGACACTTCGCATGAGTATCTATCTTTATGTCTATGAAGAATGTCTCCTGTCTTATAAATTCTGGCATAGGAATAAGTTTCATTTAACTTATAACCTGTTTCTTTTTCCATTTTTACTTTTAAAGCTTCTAATAATGTTTCCATTACTACATCTGAATAATGAGAATAAGTATTGGGAATCTGTGAATCATTCCATATTCCCCAATATTCTGTAAAAGGTGAGATATATTTTTGATCAAATAAAAATCGAGCTACTTGTCTTTTCTTTAAAAAATAAGAATAGACAAACGAAGTTAGTTCTTTTGATATTGCTCCTCTTAATACGCTGTATTTATTTTTTTTGAACGTCATCTTTCACTCCTTCTATATAATTAAAATTTAGTACTATACGATGAGCCTTATCTGTACAGGTACTTCCAGTATGTAGTTCATGGGTATCAAAAATAACCATAGTATTTTCTTTGCTAGGGATCTTAGTCCCATTTTTCAATTTTGTATATCCATTATTAGTATTAATATAATATACCGCAGTTAAAATGGGTATATGATCTAGATCAAAGTCTTTATGAAATCCATGTTCTATAATGGTATCTGTTTGAATAAGGAAATTAGCTTTAGCTTTTATTAATATAAACATATTTAATTTTTTTAAAAAAGGACTAAGGAAAGAAAAAAATTCTGAGTTTCTTTTTTCTCTTAAAAAAAACGAATGAGTAAATTGTTTTTCCTCATTTTTTTCTAATATCCTATCTAAATACCAAGGAAAAGTAGAAAGATAAAACATTTTTTTAATATCTTCAAACTGTTTCGGTTCTAAAAAATTTTTAATTATTTTTGGCTCCATGTTAACGTTCTTTCTGGTATGTTAATACTCCTTTTGGTATAGCCTGACAGTTCCAATGTATAAATCTAAAGGGTTCATATCCCATATCAACTGCATACATATGCGGCATATACGATGGAAAGAAAATCATCCTTCCAGGTTTTACATCATAATTAACTTGATGACTGGCATAAGTTATTTTAGACATGTCTTTTTGAGGTAGAAGATTCATCATGTTCCCTGCTCTTGGGTCTTCAAATATTGGTCTAGATGTTTTTTCACTAGCTTTTAAAAAATAAAACCCAGAGATGTGGCCATTCCAATGGGTATGTAAACTATGCTGACCTGCTCCTCTTTTAGCAAACTCCTGCACCCACATTTCTGTGAGGAATATTTGATGGTTATCCATATTAAAACCCATTTCAACCAATAGATTATGTGCTGTGGCACCAATATAGTTTTGTAAAGGTAAAAAATTAGGGTCTCCAACTAAAGGAGTTGAATGAAATACATGGCCCATGTCTCCTCTATCTCCAAACTTTTTATTTCTTTTAGCTATATCTTTTTTTAAATTTTTCTTTGCTGCTTCAATATATTTATCTGAAGCTTTATTTAAATCATTAACAAATTGAGGAGCATCCGCAAACCATACTGGACATTTAAAATAATCTTCTCTATTTAATTGTGTTGGAAATGTTTCAGCACTTCCGCAAGATATTTTATCTAATTCTTCTTTACTTTTTTTCTTTTTCATTTAAATGGCCACCCTAAACTCCACATTACTAAACTATGTCTTGTTCCTTTTTTAACTGGACATACTCTGTGCCATACGAATCCAGGAAATACAACCAGAGATCCTTTAGGTAATATTTCTTTACATTTTTTTATGTTTGGTTTTTTATCGGGATCTAAATTTCTAAAATCAAATTCTAATTCCCCACCCTTGTAATCTTTTTCATCCGATAAAGTTAATGTTACAGATAGTTTTCTAACTTTTCCATGAGAAGGATTACCTGGCTGTCTTTGATAAGGTCTATCCCAACTATCACAATGCCAGTCATAATATTGTCCTTTGTTATATTGTGTAAATTGACAATGTTCAGAAAAGTCCCATTGAAAATTCCAACCAGCACTAGCATTAGCTTCATGAACATAAGGTTGAAGTTCTTTATAGATCCAACGCTCATCTAACCAAACAATATCTGAATCTCTTTTCTTTTTTAAATCTTTAACTTGTTGTCGACTTAATGGTTTATCCCCCTGGCTTCTACCATACCCACCAGTAAGTGCCATTTGATCTTGAATAGATTTTGAATATTTAACAATTTCATCACAAATTCTAGAAGGAACTGCTGATTGAAAGTACCAATAATAATTCGTTAAGTTCATAAATTTTATTTATATATCTTGTAACCTACAATAAAACAAAAATAAAAAATTTGATCTAGATCAATTATGTAATAGTTATTGTCCCAGTAGCTATGAATGTAGCTACTTTATAACTTCCTGCAGGCGCAGGTAAAGTTGTTACTGAATTACATCCTGGGGCAACGGCTACACCAGCTGCCGAAGGTGTTCTTATAATTACAACTCCATCACCACCTTTACCGCCAGTTCCCGGAGTACCTGTTCCAGAACCACCACCGCCACCACCTTTACCATCAGTTCCAGCTCCACCTGCATTAGTAGTATATCCTCCAGTTCCGCCAGGATTACCAGTACCACCTGTTGTTTGAGTAGGACCTTCATTTCCACCGCCGCCACCACCGGCATAAGCAACAGGAGAATCTGTTATTGAAGTAGTTGCACCTGCTCCACCAGGAGTGCCAACGCAATTAGAAGCATTTACTCCTGCAACGGTAGCTCCTCCACCTCCACCACCTGCATCTATACCTGATGGTGTTGAACCGGGTGCTGCATTACCACCACCAGTTCCTTGAGCTGGATTTGTAGGAGGTGTATTTCCTGCTGCTCCAGCTACACCAAATCTTCCTCCACTTCCACCTCCTGATCCTCCTGTTTGTCCAGGATTTGGATTACTATGAGCACCTCCGCCACCACCACCAGTTGATGTTATACATAGAAATATTGAATCAGTTCCATTTTGTCCTCTTTGTGTTGCACAAGGAGTACTAGCTATTCCACCAGCACCACCTGCTCCGATTGTAATTGTAAGCGCTCCTCCAAATGAGGGAATTGCTGCTACACACGCCCCTAAAGGAGACGCTGTATAAGCACCTGTGCTAGCTCCACTGGATTCTCTAAATCCTCCAGCTCCTCCACCTCCACCACCTTCGTGTCCACCACCACCGCCACCACCAGCGACTACCATATAATCTATAAGGTAAGCAGATGCAGGCCATGTTCCGGCTCCCTTAGCTTGAAATTGTGATTGCATTGACCACACACCAGTTGCTTTGTTTAATTCTTTTGTAAGGACTAGACCTGAACCACCTGCAGCTGCATTTGTGGAACCAGGACTTGCTCCTGCTCCACCACCGCCTCCTGTATTAGGACCTCCAGCTACTCCAGCACTAACTGTCGCATAACCTTTAGCACCAGCTCCACCACCACCAGCTCCCCCTGCTCCTTTTGTATTTCCACCTGTTCCCCCGCCACCACCAGCGAAAACTGAACATGTTGGACCAATACATCCATAAGTAGGACTTAAATCTGTTCCTGCTCCACCTGCTCCACCTACTGAACCAGGGCTTGTAGTTGAACCAACAGCTCCAGCTCCTCCGCCTCCACCACCAGCGTTAGTGTTTGGATCAGTATTATCTCCACCATCATTACCTTGACAAGCTGTACCACAGCCACCTGGTAACCAAGGAGCACAATCTCCACCACCTCCACCGCCCGATCCTCCTGGTTTTCCTGCACCTGCACCGTGTGCACCACCGCCACCACCACCAGTAGCAGTATGGACAGTACATCCAATAGTAAGAGTTGAGGTTCCACCATCTGTACCCTGTACACCAGGGCCTCCGGCAGCACCACCTCCATTAATAACTATAGCATAACCTGTTGCACCACATACATTTACATTTCCAACATTAAGTAATCCACCAGCTCCACCACCACCAGCACAATAACCTGAACCCTCTCCCATTCCACCGCCGCCACCTGCGGCTATAACTGCAGTTGTCATAACTCTAGTTCCTGATTGTGTAGTAAAACAGCCTGAGGCAGTTGTAGATGTGATTGTATTTTTACCGAAAGAAGTTTTATTACTTTTTCCGATTAGACCACCATTACTATTAGGCATAAATGTCCTCCTATGCGGACACCCAAGTTAATCCTGATGCGTCCCAATTGAAATTATTGACTGGATCTGAATCATCAGTCGCAGTCCATTTTTGACCTGCTTCATCCCAACTTATAAATTTTGGATCTTCTTCTGTTCCTGTATCAGTTGGATAAGTAACTGGTGCTTGCCAGTCATCATTTCCATCTAATGCCCAAGATGCATAAGGTTGAGGTGAAATAAATTTATTTTTTGCGGAATCAAAAGTATAACCTTTGCCACAATATTGTTTTCTAAAATTGTTATTATAAGAAGTCTGTTTCCAGTTTCCACCTTTGAAAAAATTAACACACCATGTTTCTCCATCAACATGCATGTCATTTTCTCCTAAAGGTCCATCTGCTGTTGAAACATCATTGCCAACAACGACTACTCTTTGAACTATATTGTTACCATCTAGTTCTGCGAAATGTGCCATGTTATTTTCTCCTATTTGTTAATTTATATAAAACTATTCTCTTTTTGTACATTATTATTTTTTCCTTAAAAGTTCTTTATAATTTAGTTCTAACTTCTTGTCAATAGAGAGTAAAGAGAATTAGAACGTAACAGTATTAGTTCCCGACACTGTGAATGCTGCTACTTTATCATTAGCCGGACCTACACAAGTTGTAACTGTATTAGTTCCTGGACTTACTGTTATACTTGCTTCACTTGGATATCTTAAAAATACTACTCCTGAACCACCTGCGCCACCGGCTATCGTTTTAGGAGATTCTCCTGTTCCACCACCACCCCCACCAGTATTAACTGTTCCTGACATACTAGCTTTCAGAGGCGCAGGACTCGCAGGACTCGCTGAATTTCCACCCCCACCTGGACCACCAGCAGTTGTACCTGTAGGACTACCATAAGGTGAACCCCCACCACCACCAGCATAAAGTACGGGTGAACCTGTAATTAAGTTTGCTAAACCTGCTGCACCAGCTGCACCATCATTTGAAGCTCCTGGTACATTACTACCAGCAGCACCAGCTCCACCACCTCCACCAGAACCATAAGGAACTCCTGGGGATGTAGGATTACTTCCACCTGGATTACCTTGTGGTCCTCCTAAAGCTGTAGGTGCAGCGGGAGTATTCCCTGTTCCAGCAGAACCAGAGGGGGGACCATAACCTGGTCCTCCTCCACCTGAACCTCCAGGTCCAGCAGGTGCAGGACCTGGACCACCACCACCATGACCTCCACCAGTTGCTGTTATTGTTTCAAAACTTGAATCGACACCATCTGATCCTGGTGCCATAAGAGGGGCAGGTACACCTGCTCCACCAGCACCTATAACTACATTATAAGTTCCAGATTTTCTAACTAAAGCTGCGGCACATGAATTACAGTAAGAAGTAACCATACCACCACCTCCACCACCAGCACCAACATGGCCGCCACCACCTCCACCACCAGCGATTACTGTGTAATCCTGAGATATGTACTTATAAACCCAGTCTGAATTTTTTACGTAAGAATATACAGTATTTAATTTCCACATACCAGACGCAGCTGCACATGCTGTACAGCCATTAGTTACTGTATTAGGTGGTCCAATTATTCCGCCATTTCCAGCCATAATATAAACCTCCTATGCGTCGTCTATTATTTCATATGAAACCAAGCATTCTAAATCACTATTCGCACTTGCTGTTCCTTGAAGAACATCAGCTTCATTTAAATAAAAAGAAGTATTTTTATCTATT